TCTCGGCCACCCCAGACTCTGCACCTCATGGCCTTCATCCAGGTGCATCGGGTGGCCATATTTGGCCAGGGTCCCCAGCCCGCTCTCCAGCTCCCGAATCGCATGTTCGACACTCATGGCAATCTGAGGCTCATGGTGGTGCAGAGCTGCGAGTCGGGTTCTCAGGGCGGAGAGGTTCATTCAACTGCAGCCTTGCGTTTTTGTTCCAGTTCTTCAGCAATCGCCTCGATTTCCTCATCACTTGGAACTAGGGCAAACTCTCCCCAAGCATCAACGGCAGCAGCTCGATAGGCTTTTGCCGCATCAACGATGCTGGCGAAACGCCCCAGGTTCTTAGCTCGGCCATTGACCGTGATGACTGCTATCCATTTGCCTCTGGTTGGTTGCCACCTAACTCCCTTAATGCCAGATGTATTTGTAGACCATTTGGCATTTGCTTGGTTGAGACTGTTAGAGGCAAGACGCAGATTGCCAAACCTGTTGTTATCTCTCACTCCGTCTCGGTGATCGACAAATTCAACTGGATCTTCTCCAGTCACAAAGAACCAGGCCAACCTGCCAGCTCTGTAATCCAAACCATCTATTTGAATGTACCTGTATCCGTTTGGATACACAGAGCCAGCAGTATCACCAACCGTCACAGTTGAACGAGAAATTTTCCAGAAAAACTCACCTGTCTCTGGGTTATACTCCAGAAGATCCCGCAGTCTGTCGTTCAATTTCCTCGTTACATCTGCCACAGCAGTCTCCTAGATTATGTCAGCGACAATGCACGCCCACTCGGGTCGTATCCAGAGGTAACCGTATAATACATCAAGTCGGGTAATGAGTTGATCGGTGCCAATGAAGTAGTCAGTAACCATCCGCATCGAAACCCCATCAAAGCTCTCCCTCGCTGCCTCATGCACATTCCGAGGCATCTCCAGGTCCGCCGTGGCCAGGGTCACGGCCTCCGGCGCGTAGGCGAAGTTCTTTCGATAGGTCGTAGACGGAGCCAAGACGTTGCTCTGATTCACTAGGGCATTGTTGGCCGGGCTCGCCGTGACGGTCTGGTACTGCACGGGCTGCCCGCCCACAGGGGGGACGATGGCAGGGTAAATCGGAATGCTGGTCGCGTTTGCAGCCACCGGCGCGGTGACAGCAAATTGCCTCAACTGCCCGGTGGACTGTTTGGTAATCCGGTTGACCTGGTTCACTCCAGCAATCGTGATAATATCCCCCTGGTTGAGGCCATTACTCAGGGCGGAGACTGTGAGTGTCAGCCCGGTCTGATTCGCCCCGTTAACCTGGCCCGAGCCCTGCGCAAGCGCGCCGGTGGTATGAGAGATGGCCGTCTGGTCCTTCATCCAGATAAACCCCAGCGCATCATACATCCGACCAGTTACATACTGCCGGGAGATATTCGGAGCGGGGTTCAGCAGCCCGGTCAGCGCAGCCACGACTCGAAATTCGGTCACGGGGCTGTTCACGATCTTCCGATTGGCAATCGGAGCGGAGTTCAGGTCCAGCTGAGCCCCAGCATTCAGGTAGGTCGAGGCAATTGGGGAGAGGATGTTATTGCCTGCGTCTTGGTTCGCGACGAAGTTACAGATGCCCCCTTCGCTCCCGCCCATTATATCCACCGCGACCGCCCCGGCCAAGTTATTCACCATCGGGGCCATCACCCGGCGCGAGTAGTCATCCAACGACAGCGTGCGATCGGCCGTGCTAAAGGCCACATCAACGTGTTTCTGGGTCGCCAGCACCAGGGTAGTGGACTGTTCCGCCGTGTCTTGGACAGACAGCGCGGGTCCGGTTGTGACGGTGAAATCGTTCGGGAGCCGAATCCGCAGCGTCGATCCGATTTTCGCCCCGGTGACGGCAAACGAGTCATCGTATTGCATATCAACGTTCTGGATGAACGCATTCGAGTTCTTCCATAGACGAACTGCCTCTCGGGTAATCATGTTGATCGTTAACAGACTGTTGGGCATTGCACTCTCCAGCTCATAGACGACGCACCACGCGCCATCCTGGTTTAATATGAGCTGGACTACACTCGACCTCAGTCCTACCAGCAGAGTTTAAGGCCCTGCGAAGCCCGCCAGACAGATTTAAGGACCCTGTAAGAAGTCCGTCGGCACCAGACAGGATGCAGGCTGCCGGGGCGAAGCCCCGGAACTTCGTTAACTAAGCTGCCGTTCGGCCATACTTCGCCGCCTCTTGAGCCTCTCTCCGCCTCATCCATTCCGCAGTACTAAGCCTATCCGCCCGGTCCGGGTCATCGGGGGCAATAGCATCATGTGAGACCCCCCGATTGCCTATCGGAGTCGGGGGTTTCGGAGCCCCACTTGGCTCTTCTTCGACTGGTTTGGCCAGAGCACGTTTCGTTAACTCAACCGCCATCTTAGCCGGAGGGAGGGACAATATCCTAGACGCCTCATCCAGGTCAGCTCCCAGCTCGTGGATGAGCCTCGGGGCTTCGCCCGTCTCAAGAGCCGAGCTCAAAAACGTGTTAAACGCCGCAAGGCTCCTCTGATCCCCCGGATCCACGAGGCGTTGTAAGCTCTGCACTCTCGAGCCAAAAACCTCTGTCCCGAACTTGGCTCTGCCCTCTGCCGCCGCAGCATCACATTGCCGATTGAACTCAGCCACCGAAGCGATCTGCTGGGCGCGGGCTTCTATCTGAGCATCCGTACCGGCAGCCGGAGTTGCGGCAGGGGCAACAGGTGCAGGTGCAGCCTCGCTCACGGCTCCCGTCGCAGGGGCCTGTTGCTGGGCCTCTCTCAGCCTCGCGGTGAGTTGGGCAATTCTCCGATCCCGCCAGTCGACCTTGGCCGCCGGAGCAGCCTCGGCCTTCTTACCCTCGCCCTCAGCCTCGCCCCCAGCTTCGCCCTGCGAAGATGCCGCAGACCCAGCAGAGCCTTGGGAGGAACTCTCTGCTGAGCCTGCGGCTCCATCGGCAGCGCCAGCCTCGCTACCGCCTTGAGGTTCGCCAGCTGAGCCTTCACCATCAGTGGACCCACTCCGAAGCACCCCAAGCCAAATCAGATCCCCAAAACGATAAAACATCCCAAGAGTTTCCCTCTGCTGGAGGTTAGACGCCCAACGGGCGCCTAGTTGCCTCGCCCACGGATGAGCGTTCTGTCCAGTAGCAAAGCCTCATAAATGTCCTCTTTGATACTTTCGTCGGAACAAGTCCGAAGCATCCCGGCAAGCGTGGCCCGAGCTTGGGGGACCATCTTAGAGAGGTTCTTAGCAACAAACCTATCCGCCAGGCCTCGACTCGACAGTCCCGGGTTTGCTCTTTTCCACTGTTCATACCACCTGTTGTCCATCATCATATGATCGTACAGCTGGTGAGCCATCTCCACCGCAGTTTGATGCACCAGCTTATGCACATGACTCGATGGTCGGTTCGAGACCCCACTCATGCTGTCGTTCCTCCCCTCTTAGAGGCCCCCGGCATTCCAGGGGCAAATGGATCGTAATCCACCCTTTGCAGGGTATGCCCAGCCGGGACAAGCAAATGTAACAGCTGTAGAGCCACTAGTGAGGAAGGACTACTTCCGGCCGAGTTGCCAGCCAGCAACTGCGTGAGCCCCGGAGGGACCGGAGTACCACCTGTACTTAGTGCATTCCCCTGCCCAATCGGCGGAGTCCAACTATCTTGAGCCCGCGAGGCACTCGCAGCCCAGGGCCTTTCCCCCCTCGCCGCGTACAGCGCAGCAGCAATTTTATCCTGGACCTCTCTCGGCGCGTTGATTGCACTCGGCCATTGGCTCACATCAATCCCCGCGAGTTTCCCCCCATCCCTCCACGTTGGGTCGGTTATCTGATAATAGCCACTCGCGGTGTAACCCGTCGGGTCCAGAGCGTGTTTGTAATTCCAAATGTTTTGCCCCCCGGACTCTCGTTGCATAATACCCAACAGCGCAGATGGAACAGGCACCGAGAGGGAGTTACTTGGTTGGGCTGGATCCAGAGGTGGAGCCCCGCCTGCAAGGTCATCCATTCGAGATCACCCTCGGAGTTGCTCTCTCCTGCGCAAGCGGTGCCAGCCGCAAATACCCCCTCATCCGAGTGGGGTCTTTCAGATACCACTCTCCATCGGGGGCTCGGGTTGCCCCGGGCATCGGGGGTTCTCCAGCCGAGCCAGGATTCCCCTCCCCACTTTCCTCACTCACCTGCGGCGCATTGGCCTGCAAGATGGGGGTCAGGTGAGTCTCAGCGGCCTCTCGGACCAACTGCTCAATAACCTGCTGCACGCCACCTTGGTCCAGCATGAGTTGATCGGCAAGGGCCTTGAATCTATTCGTTTCTGCATTATACGCATCAATATCTCTCATCTGGTCTTTGCCAACCAGCTTGAGTTGGTCCTTCCCCAGCTTCTGCAGAGTCTCCTTCAACACCTGCATGAGCTGCTGATTATGCTGCATGAGTTGCTGCTCGATCTGAGTGGGGCCTTGGCCAAGAGCCTGGGGCGGGACCATCCGGCGGAGCCTTTGCGCAGCCTCCTGAGCCTCCTTAAAGTCCATCGCAGACAGCAGCAAGTCTCCAATTATCCCGGTGAGGGCCGGGGCCTGGGTGAGGATCAGGGTCAGGGCCTGCACGGTCTCTTCCCTCCGGGACCCGAACGCCTGCCCCGGCGCAGCCTTCACATCATACTGCCCAATCGCCGGATTGAACACCCGGGATACCACCTCTCCGAGGGCATTCTGCTTCTGCTGATACGCCACCTGGGCCTGCGGATCAATGAGCATCTCATAGCTCGTCCCATCCTCTGCTTGTATCTGCAGCGCCTGCCTCACGTCATAGATCTTAGGCACCAGGTCGATGAGTTGCATCCCAGTGTATACCAAGGCACTTTCGTAATTATCCCGAAAGTGGAAAGTCGCCGTGTCGCCCTGATCCTGCCTCCTCCCAATGGCCTCCCCGGTCCGTTCATTCCCTCCCATTCCCATCTGGTTCTGCCACTGGCCAGAGACCATCATGATCTGGTTAAACGCCGTGGTCATTCCAGCCTCGAAAGCCTGGCTCGCCGCAGGGGGGTCAATCCGCCGGGGTAGGGCCTGGACCGGAATAGGGTCCCCATTCGAGTCCAGGTGTTTGAACGGCAGGAACGAGTAATTGTCCGTATTTGCGTTGTTCCAGATTACCTCATGTTCTTCAATAGCCTCGGCAGCACCTGTCCAGGGGCTCTTAGTCTGCAATGCGACATGCTCGACTTGCGCACTACTATTATAGTTGTACATCCGTTGAGAGTCCTTCATCCCCCGGGTATGGCCCTTTCTGTCCATAATTCCCTCCACCAGGGTCTCTTCCCCCAGACACCGCACGATCGGGATATACTTGCCGGGCCACTCCGTCCGGTCGATGACCTTATCCCCAGCGATCAGGTACCATTCAATCTTGGGCACCAGCACGTCTCGTTGTTTGCTCTTCGAGTCGGCCTTAATGGCCTCAACCATCTCAGAGCTAAGCTTCGAGCCTAAGATGGTTTTCCGCTGCCCATCCGTCGGGTCGATGAAGCTAAACAGGCGATCTCTCAGGTGAATCTTTCTAAAATACTCACAGACCCTCACATGGTCCCGGGTTATCCAGTCATCATCTCCAGCCGCCACTCCGAGGGGCTGGAGGCCCGCCAAGTCCATATGATCCGGATAGGCCTCCCGGTAGGTCTCTCTCGCCAGGTCGTCAAAGACAAAAGCAAACTTCGCGTCGGACCCGTTCCTCTGCCGGATATCTGGGTCCAGGTAAACGCACAGCGGATCGGGGACAGGGAGGATCTTGAGCTCTTGTCTGAAGGTCCCCGGCACCCAGTCGGAGCAAATCCTCCAATACCCAATGCCCCCGTAGACCTGGAACTCTCTCGCGACCGAGTACGCGTTGTCGGCCTGCGAGTTGTACTGGATATGGTCAACGATGGCCTGCATGGCTGAGGCTGAGTCCGCCGTCGCGCCAGACCCGACTGGGAGGATTCTCACATCGCTCTTGTTCCTCTTCCCGTCATTGATGATTTGCAAATTGTGTTGCCGGATCAGGTTCATCGTCAGACACGGTTTGGCAGCAACGTCTCGGCTCCTCCGGATCGCATTCGGCCATTGATATCCGTTATCCGAGTCCCCATAGGAGAACTTAATATCCTCGATAAACCTCTCCCGGGCGTTGGCTTCCCACTCCGAACACCGGGCAAACCTGCGTTTCCCCTCATCAACCACCGGGTCGCCAGAGGTCCCCAGCCCCGCCCGAGTCTGGGCCTCCAGATCCTCCCCTCCAGCCACTAGGGCAACTGATTGAACTCCACTCATCTTACACTCCTAACCAGCCCAGCCCCGGCATCTCATCCGCCAGAGCCGACGGGCGGCGCTTGAGCCGAGTTGCCAACTCAGGCCCCTTGCCTCTGGGGGCCTTGATGGCCTGTCCCAGGGTCATAAACGCATCCGCGCCGTGGGAGTTCTCATCATGCAGGGGCTCCTCGCTAAGCTGCCCTTCCGTTACCTTATAGGTATAGTGTCGGAGTCTGTCCAGCCCATCCTGACATTCCACCTCATCAAACCAACAGTTTGGGAAGATAATCCGAGCAGCATTAATAGCATTGACCTTCTGATTAATCCTCGGCACGACGTGTGTCCGGAAGCCCATCCCCCGGACGATGTTCTCAATCGTCCGGTGCTGCCCCAGCCTCTTCGCCTTCGCATCATGCGGGAGGTACATCATATCATAGGTCCATTCGCGGGACTGACAGTGGCGCAGGTAGAAGTGGATGTCCTCCTGCGAGTCCTCGAAATACCCCAGAATCCTCCACTGCATCGCGACCCGTTGAGCGAACCAGATGCAGGTCATATCCCGCCGGCCGAGGTCCCAATACGCACTCACCGGGGTCTCCCGGTCCCACGGCACCGAGCAAATCCGCCCTTCGGCCTGCGCTCGGCGAAGTTCCTTCCCAAACACCGCCCCCTGCAGCTGTTGCCTGCAATGCCCCTCCCAGACATTCAGGTACTCATCCATGTCCCGCTTTTTCATATCCTCCATTTCATTCAGAGTCACCTGCGAGACCCAGGGATTGTCCCGCCAGGTCATCTTAATCACGTACGAATCCTCAGAGGGGTTGAGCACAAACCGCTGATAGGTGTAGTCCTTCTCGAGCTCCGGGTTGAACGTAATCCAGACCTCGGACCCTTCCTTTCTAATGGTTGGGAGCAGAATCCCCCAGCTCGTCCGGGAGACCTTGTTGGCCTCCTCTACCCAGCAATAGTCAATCCCTTCATAGCTCTTAATCTTAGTGGTGTTATTCTTGATTCCCTCGAAGGAGAAGGTCGTCCCAGTTCCCGGGCCAGAGATGCAGGAAATTCTGGCGACTTCTATCTTGTAGATGCTTTCCAGTCCCAGGGCAACAATCTGTTGCGAGAGCAGCAAATGCACCGATTCCGAGATAGAGTTCTGCAGCTCTCTCACGCACAGCACCCGGATGGGTCTCCCAGCCCCAATCAGTAGCAGAGCCCGGGCACAGCCCCAACTTCGTCCAGCTGATCTCCCACCCCAGAGCACCTTGTGTCTCTTGGGTTTGAAAAGGCACTGGAGCGCCTCGGGAAAGTGCGCGGTGGTGCCAGCAGGTCGAGGAGGAGCGAGGGTGGGGGACAAGAGGGGGAGGGTTCCTAATTGATTGTCAATGGTGGGTCGAGCCCCAACGGGCTAGGCCGAACTCTTAGTCGGCTTCTCGCCCTTCGAGCCAAGCATTGGGGGTTTCGGTTTTCCAGCTTTATCCTCTGGCTTATTCTTCTTCATCTTCCACCTCTCTTCTCTTCCTAACAAAAAATCGGACAGGAGCCTCTCTCAGCCCTCTGCCCGATCTTCCAGTTTAGGAACCTGACTGGCAGCTCAGAGATGCCAAGCCATATACATCGTCCCGTTAAGCGCAGTCGTGCCATTGTTCGCAAACACCAGCACGACCGAGCCCACCGCCGGAGTTGCACTTACCAACTGCAGGCACGCGGTCGTGCCCAGAGCCGAGAACGTGCTCTGCGCCCCAGTCGAGGCGTTGGTCTGCGCCCCGGTGTTATTGCACCGGCCCCCCGTATTCGTACTTGAGTAAAGGGCCGCCTGCGGCACATACCCAGCAGCAATATACGCCGCGTTTATCAGCGAGTTCGTCAGGGTGAACGTGTAATTCGCCCCAGCAGCGGTGCTCAGACTCTCCGTAATGACCACGCCGCCGAGCGTATTACTCGTCGCCGCATGAACGGTCGAGGTCTGGGTATTATTCAGCCCCTCGAGCAACGTCCCC